CGCCAGCACGCCGCCGGGCGCAAGACCGTGGCCTTCCTGCCGCTCATCGCAACGAGTGAGGCGTTCGTGGCTGCGTGCCGTGAGGAGGGTCTCCGGGCCATCCACGTCGACGGCAACAACCGCGAAGGACTCCGCGCCTACGAACGCGGCGAATACGACATCATCTCGAACGCCTCGCTCCTCTCGACTGGATGGGATCACCCGGCGACGGACTGCGTGTTCATCCTGCGCCCGACAAAGAGCCTCTCGCTCTTCCAGCAGATGGTGGGACGCGGCACGCGCATGGCCGAGGGCAAGGAGAACCTGCTTCTTCTCGATCCGCTCTTCCTCACGGACGACCATTCGCTTATCAAGCCCGCCCGGCTCATCGCGCATAGCGACGAGGACGCGGCGGCGCTGACGGACAAGCTCGCGGCGGGCAGCGGCGAGGAAGTGGACCTACTTGACGTCGAGGAGGATGTCGTTGAGGAACGCGAGTCGCGCCTTGCCGAGGTCTTGAAGAAACGCGCCCGGCGCAAGCCGCGGACGATTGACGCGGTGGAGTTCTGCCTCAGCCTGCACGCCGTCGAGGTGGCCGACTACGTCCCCGAACTCTCGTGGGAGGGCAAGGCTCCGAGCGATCGCCAGATTCAGGCGCTGGAGAAGGCGGGTTTTGACACTGACTGCATCACCTGCCGGGGCCACGCCTCGCGCGTTCTCGACCTGCTCTTCACTCGCCGCGAGCATGGCCTTGCGACGCCGCGCCAGCTGAACTTCCTGCGCTCGCACGGGCACCCGAAGCCCGACCTTGCGACCTTCGAGGAAGCACAGGCATGGATCGGCGAAACGCTGGGGAGGGCCGGATGATCCTACGAAGCCAGAGCCAGAGGGCGCACTTCTTTGTCGATCGTCGGGCCCAGTTCCTCGCGGGCCTTCCGAAGGTCGTATTCCTTCTGGAGGCCCAGCCAGAACTCTGCGCTTGTTCCGAAGTAACGCGAGAGCCGAAGGGCCGTGTCGGGCGAGATCGCCCGGCGCCCCTTGATGATCGCCGTGACGCGGCTGTGCGGGATTCCGATGTCCACCGCCAGCTTGTACTGCGTGATGCCCATCTCTTCGAGGAACTCCACGCGGAGAATCTCGCCGGGATGGGGGAACTTCAACTTCTCACTGTTCATGTTCTGATCCATGGAGCCTCCTTAGTGGTAATCGACGATTTGAACTTCAAAGGCGTCCCCCTCTTCCCATCGGAAGCAGATGCGCCACTGTTGATTGATCCTGATGCTGAACTGTCCTGCGCGGTTTCCCGAAAGGGCCTCAAGCCGGTTGGCCGGAGGCACCCGAAGATCGTTCAGGGACTTTGCCTGACTGATCATCGCGAGCTTCATAAGCGCCCTTGGCTGAATGTCGGAAGGCAGGCGTTTCGAGCGTTCCTGATTCCAAATCTTTTCGGTCTCGGAGTCTGCAAAGCTCTTGATCACCGACAAAATATCGACGCATTTCCGCGTCGCGTCAATAGCTATTTACGCAAGGCGTCAATATGAGATACAAATCCAAGGGCATTCCGGACGCGCCGGACTTCCGCAAGATCGCGGAGTCCGTGCTGGGGCCTGTCGAGTGGCAGGACGCAGAGACGGGCTTTTGCGCCTGTCCCGGCGCCGAGCTGCACACCTCGCCGACGAAGGACCGCGACTGCCGCGTAACCCTTGACGCCGAGGACGGCTACGCGCCGACTCTCTACTGCTTCCACGACAGTTGCCGCGAGGCCGTGGCGGACGCGAACCGCCGCCTGCGTTCCGAGCTTGGCAAGGCCGAATGGCGTGCCAATCCGGGCGCGGCGGCGTTCGCACCACGGCCCAGAGTCGAGGACTACGGCGACCCGTTCGAGGCGCTCCTCAAGACCTGCTTCGAGCCGACGGACATCGTCTCGATCGCGCCCGGCATGACGCCGGACGGCGAGACGCGGGCGGTGCCGGAACACGGCGGGGTCAACGTCTATACCCGCGACGAATGGACCGAGCGGGCGAAGGCCAAGGGAGGCGTCGCGCGGCTCTTCTCCGGCAAAAGCGGCCTCTACATCCGCATCAACCCGGTGACGCCCAAGGCCCACGGCGGCGACAAGGATGTGACGCGCTTCCGCCATACGCTGATCGAAAGCGACAAGCTCCCCAAGTCCGAACAGGAGAAGATCCTGCGCGCATCGGGCCTGCCGATCGCCGCGCTCATCGACTCCGGCGGTGCGTCGATCCATGCCTGGGTGCGGGTCGATGCCGCGAATAAGGAGGAGTTCCACGCCCGCCGCGAGCGGGTCTGGAAGGCGCTTCCCGAGTCCTTCCCGATCGACGGTCAGAACAAGAACCCGTCGCGCTTTTCCCGCTGCCCCGGCGGCTTGCGCGGCGAAGCGGTGCAGAAGCTCCTTGCCTGACGCTCTCGGTCGTTGAGAACCTTGCGAAGAACCAGTCGGGCATTACCGCGCTGGCCCTCGTCGAGCGGCTCCTTGAAACGCTGCACCGGGCGCAAGAAGGGCACGCGCGCGCATGGCTGCGGGTTGACAACGACGCTTTCGAAACCGGCCCCATCGACGGCGGCCTCGTCGTCTACTTCGTCAACCTCACCGCAACCAGCATCAACGGATGAACACACGCCCCATTGTCGTCGGCAGCCACGCTTTTCTCTACCCGGAAGGCCGTGCCTTCACCTCGCCCGCAGCGAGCGTTTGTGGCCGCTCGGCCAAGCCCGACGCTGCCGACACGGGCTGGATCGACCCCGGCATTGTGGACAGCCTGAAGGTGGCGAAGTCCTCCGACAAGCGGGAGATTTTCGCGCCGACGCCTGGCCAGCGCCGCCTCTACGACGTGATCGAGGTGAACCGCGACTTGAAGTTCACGCTGGCGCTCAAGGAAGCCGGGCCGCTGATGTTCGAGCATCTGTTCGGCACGCTACCTCTCGATGCGGCGAGCGGCCAATACAACCCGCTGGAGGGCGCGACCAAGCGCGGCTGGGTGAAGATCCAGCAGTATGACCACACCGACGCGATCGTGAACACGGTGGACGTCTACTGCTTCATGGAGATCGACGGCGAGGTGGAATTCGGCGAGGAGGCGGTGAGTTACGACCTTGTCTGCCGCGTTCTGCACTCGCCGCTCAACACCGGCTCGATCATTCCGACGACGGCGGGCTAAACGATGGCTGACGAACCCATTTTGTTACTAATGCCAGCCTTCGTTTTCAAAGCGGTCAAATTCGTGAAGTTGCTTTTTGAGTTTGCGAACACTGCACCAGTGATAACGTCCAAAAGCGTCATATACTCCCAATTGGTTGTATTTGTTTCTGATTTTATCGAGTTGATCCTTGCTGAATAGGGTAACATTTCTTTCGCATACCGCTAATGTAGCAGGAAATGGTTTGCCGCTTTGTGGGTAATCTCGAAGCCAGCCTATTGATTGATTTCTATGTATGAAGCAGCGTTTCCGAGCTATGATCGATTCTATCGTAATGTTACTAGGGCCTATGTTTATGATGGTCAGTGCAAGGCGATGCTTGTTTGTATCCGCATTGACCATTGAGTTCGATATTTGTATTCTAATGCGTGGTTTTAATACTATGTCGCGATATATATTCCACCCAAGAGATATGCTGGCGATAGCTGCTGATGCCATGCTAATCCAAACAGCGCTTATATTTTCCATTTTCCCCTCCGTAATGGAGCTTCGTTATTGAGCCTGTTTTGTCGAGTAAATTCACAGCTGGAATGTCTATTCCCATGTTCCTCACCGAAGGCCAGACGCCCGATCCGCCGCAGGTGATCCCGCTGCCCGGCTCGCGGGGCTGGCAGGACGTGCCGCCGCACCCGGGTTTGTTCGAGGACTTTGCCGACGTGTATCCCGAACGGCTCACGCTCGGCACTCTGTGGGGCACCGGGCCGACCGAGCCGACGTATCCCGACGATGACGACGACGATCCGCCGGTTGTTGTGAACCCGCCCGAGACCCGCGACTGGGGCGACGGCAGCTTTGACGAGGCTCTGACGTTTGGAGCTGCTCTGATGGCAACGGAGACGAGCGCGGCGGTCTACGTCCAAGCACTGGCCGCGTCTCCCGATGCCTTTGCCATCGGAGTTGCGCTCTCCGCGACCGAAACGACGACGATGATCTCCCTCGTGATGCCGACGGACGGCATGAATTTCGGCGCGGCCTTGGGCGTCACCGAGACGGACACGGGCCGCTACTTGGCACCCGACTGCGACCCGGTTGACATGGGCCTGTCGCTCGAAGTGAGCGAGGCCGAAACGGCGGCAACCGCCGACTCTTCCGAGTCTCTCGCCCTCGGCATCGCACTCACCCTCACCGAAACCTCGACCGCCCTATGAACATCCCGCTCGGCATTTCCGGCTTCTACGACCTCGCGCTCCGCAACGCCCGCACAGGCGAGGTGTGGCAGCTTGGCCGCGTCAGGAACCTCATCACAGACAGCGGTTTCGATGCCCCGGCGCGCTATGCCTTCGCCAAGTGCTTCGAAGTCATCGCCGTTGGCACGGGCCGCACAGCAGCGAAGGCGAGCGACACGAAGCTGGAGGCGTTCGTCGCCAAGAGTACGACTTACGCGACGGGCGGCAGCACGATCAACGGCATCAACTTTCCGAACGAGGCGGAGGGCGACTACACGGTGCGCGAACTCTTCCGCACCTTCCTTGCCTACCAGAACCGCAGTGGCGCGGCGGTCGCGATCGGTGAACTTGGTGTCTCGTGGGAGAACCTCGACAACCCGACGCTCTTCAGCCGCATCGTCCTGACGGACTCGGTGAGCGTGCCGAACGGGTTTGATTTGCTCGTGCGCTACACGCTGCGCTTCCAGCTCCCGAAGGACATTTTCCGCACGTGGAAGGCGACGACGCTCAAGATCGGCGCGGTGGACGTGCCCGGCAAGCTGACGATGGCGGCGTGGTATTACAAGGCCGACGTGCCCCAGTATTTCGGCCTCTCGTGCGTCTATGCTGACGGCGCGAGCGGCAATGTCATCACGGGTAACGGCGCTGACGCGGGCCGTGCGTACCCGTATTTCGGCCTCTTGGAACCCTCGGCGATTGGCAACGGCATCGCGTGCGGCATCGACCAGCGCGTGAGCGACGACGCGACTTACTGCGCCTATGTCGAGAACCTCATGGGCGGCACGCTTCAGAGTTACACGGCTGGCAGCGGCAGGGTGGTCAAGCGATTCACATTCCCGGCCTCGAAGCTCACGGGCCGCACCGACCTACGGACGCTCGCGGTGGGGCAAAACGGCGGCGGCAACACGCTCTCCGACGGCAACAATGCCTACGCACATCAGATTCGCTTCGTCTCCGACACGGTCTTCTCCAAAGCGGCGACCGTGCAGTGGGACATCTACCTGACGCTCACCTGGGCGCGGGCGTAATATGGGGCAACCCACCTCGAACTATTCGAAACTATCGAACACATGGACAAAGGAACTTTGATTGCCCTCGGCGGGCAGGAACTGGACGTGACGCACCTCGACGGCTCCACGGAGCGCGTGCTCGTGCGCCTGCTTAAGATCGCGGAATTACCGCGCTACTTTGAACTCGTCGAGAACGAGGGGTCGCTCGCGGCGTTTGTCTGCGACAAGCCCGGCGACTGGCCGGACGCGCTGACGGCGGAGAGCCTGCTCGATATTTGCGAGGCGGCGCACGAGCTCAATTTTCAGAATGCCCGCCGCTGGGCCGAACGGCGGGCGCGTCAGACGGAGGCGCTGCTGCCCGTAGCCGAAACGGGGCTGCGCGTGAAGCAGGCATTGGGGACTGCCTCGCAGACTGCGGCCTCGCACTCGGAAAAACGCCAGCCGAGGTTGCCCAAGGTATGAGCCTGCCGGAGCTGTTTCTCGTCCTGCGGCGGAGCGACCGCAAAGAGGTGGAACGGCTCCTTGTTCAGATGGACGTGGCGTTCCTCAGCGCCGCCGCCCCGTGGTCCGCCAAGGCCGGGAGGATGCTGGAAAGGTGGCGAGAGGGGATTGGTTAAGAGTTATGCAGTAGGTATAACAGCCTTCAGTCGTATGAAATGCTTCATGAAAGAAGTTGTTATCTCGAATATGAATTCTATCTCTGATGTTATTACGGCGTCATTGTGCTTGATGTAGGTATTCTGATAGCAGCAGTAGTATTCGAGAAGCTTCTGGAACATGTTAGCCAACTGCGGAGAACCCTTTCTTTCTTTTATATACTGACCAACTATAGGTTGTTGATTCTCAAGCGCTTTTCCGTTGCCTAGGATCTGCTTAACGAGGGTTTCAAGTGCTAGCCGAAGATCGTCGAGTGTGTTCCTTTGAAACACTCCGTTCGTGTGTTTTTGGAGAGCTTCATCAAATAGTTTTCTGACATCAGGAAAGTCAGAAAGCCAATGCCTTGTCTCAGAGACAAGTGTTGGATCTAGTCCGCATGTTCTATCTGTGTCTGCGAAATCTGGATGCTGTGTGAATAGTTGAGTCTTGAGGCGTATCAGCGGTGGATTTGTGCCAGATGGGTCAAGACGGTCACACAACTCTCTGATGATTTGATACTGCTGCTTCCCAGAGAAACAACGTAGGTTTTCCATCAGTGCAGTCCGCTTATTTTGAGCATCAAAAGGATAGCGAGCGTGGGGTATATCAATATTGAAATCAACAGCATACGCACAACACACCTCAACTAACTTCGGTCCGGAAAACCCAGAATCCGTGATCTCTTTGGCGGCGTGGGATAAAAACGCAACAGGTAGTTTCAAATCATCCACGATTGGTATGGTTCATCAGTCAGTATGTGAGTAGTCAATACATTCTGGTTGACACTCCCCGCCCACGATGGCGGATGCCCGTGTCAGTGTTCTGATTGATCTGCGCTCGAAGCTCGCGGGCTTGGAGGCTGCGGCGCAGGGATTTGCCGGGCTCATCAAACTGGCCGCCGGGTTCGCCACGGCCTACCTCAGCGTGCGTTCGGTCGTGGCCGGGGCGCGGGACATCATCGACCTTGGCGCGGAGCTGGAGCACCTCAAGGCCTGCACGGGCGAGTCCGCGTCGCGAATGCTCGTCTTCCGGCAGGCTCTGTCCGACATCGGCGTGGACGCGAAGAAGGGCGAGCAGGCGCTCGACGCCCTGACGCAGAAGATCCGCAACGCCATCGGCAAGACCGGCGCGCAGGCGAACATCCTCTCCCAGCTCGGCCTCGATCCCGAAAAGCTGAACGCGATGGGGAAGCTCGACCGCTTCGAGGCCGTGGCCGAGGCCCTGCGGAGCACGAGCGATGAGAGCCTCCGCACGCAGGCCGCGATGGAGCTGCTCGACGGCTCTGCGGGCGAACTTTTCGCCCTGATCGACAACCCCGCCGCGCTTGCCGACGCCGCGCTTTCCATCGGCCACATGGGCGAAGTCATGGACCGCAACAGCGCGTCGTTCGAGCGCGCCGGGACACTCCTCGACCGGCTGAAAAACAAGGGCCGCCAGCTATTCGCGGGCATCGGCGACATCCTGATCGACGACCTGCTCGGGCCGCTCGAAGAGGCGAACGCCTTCGATTTAACGTCGCGGCGGCTCATGCGCACGGGCGGACCGAGAGGCCGCAGCGCAATTTAGAGATGAAAAAGTGAACGAGAGGCGAGGCGAATCTCGATTCGTCGAGTCCGATCGGGCAGTTTTTCAGCAGGAAGGGCGCGCGGCATCGACGGGAGCACGGGCGTATGCGCCGCATTGCCAGCATACCGGCGCGTTCGTGCAGGTGGGCATCAACGCGTTCAAGGACGGCCACTTTGCGGAGTTCATCGGCCTCGTGATCGAGGCGGGCTGAAAGAATGGGGGTAATGCTTACTTGATTTTGTATTTAGCCCTTAACTCTTGCGCCACTATCTTTGCTTCATAAACTCGTCCAATATGCTTATCATTTGGAAGTGCTTCGTAGCATGTTATAGTCAGTCTTGTTCCTGGCTTGTGTACGGGGACATCGTTGTATGTTGTATTAGTGACTCCTGTGTATGTCCCGTACGGAGAAACTGTTCCTGATGTCGTTGATGTTGATCCCATGTGGATCGTGGAGGTTCTTGAAAGATCTCCTTGTCCATCTATTGTAAAATATGAAAAATTATATTCTAATGTGATTTCTGCTGATCTCAAAAGGGCAAAGTCACTTGCTTTTTGGGGTGTTGTAAACCCATTGGCAACGAATGAGACTTCGAATCTGTTAGCGTCGATTCGCTCAGAGTAATACCCTCCAGCCACGTTTGTTCCAATTTGTTGATAGGGTGTAGAGCAACCTGCGATTATCAAAAAAAATAGTAGTATTGCTATTCTTGTGCGATAGTTCATGCGTTTCCTGATTGCCGTGACATGTCCTCGTTCATGCAATGCTCGATGAGAGTCTGTAGTCAAATATCCGTTAGTAGTCAATGAAAAACTAACTCTTTGCGGGAATATCATAGGAGATTGCAAGGGGCCATAGGTTTCATTGCGAGTCCGCAACGCCGCGCAAGCACGAGGTGACAAACTCCGATCCCGTTTACCCGGCGGAGAAGACCTTCGTGCAGACAAGCGACGAACGCTTCGGCCAATATCAGCGCGGGATCGGCGACTTTGGCGTGGGCGAAATCGACGCGGCGCGGGCGGCTTTGCAGGACCTCGTCGTCGAAATGGGCACGGTGGCGCAGCAGGTTTACGGCGTCATCGGGAGCGTTGCGGGGAGCTTCCGCAGTTCGCTTGGCGAGAGCATTTCGGGCCTCATTAATCGCACGATGGACTGGTCCGACGCGCTACGCAACATCGGCTCCAGCGTCGTGCAATCGATCATCCAGAGCTTCGCCGACATGGCCGCAGCTTGGATCACTAAGCAGCTAATCATGTTCGCGCTCGGGCAGAAGCTGAAGACGGCGGACAGCGCGACGACCGCCGCCAAGGGCGCTGCCGACGCGGCGGCGATGGCCCCGGCTGCGGCCACGGCGTCCATCGCGTCCTTTGGCGCTGCGGCGGCGATCGGCCTGGCGCTTGTCCTCGGCGCGATGGCGATCTTTGGCGGCTTTGCGGAGGGCGGCTGGACGGGCGCGGGCGGCAAATATGACCCGGCGGGCATCGTCCACGCGGGCGAGGACGTTTTCAGCCAGTCGAATATCGCCCTCTGGGGGCGCGGCAGCGAGGGCCTGAAGAACGTGGAGCTGCTCCGGCGCGTAGGCCCGGCGGCGCTGCCAACCGTGGCCAATCGCACGGGAACCTCGCACGCGATGATGGGCCAGCTGCGCCTGAATCGCCCCGGATACGCCCTTGGCGGGATCGTCGGCGGCAGCGTGAGTGTGGCGGACATTCAGAAGGAGGTCGCGGCGGGCAAGGTTGACGCAGGCGGCACGGAAAAGCGCCGCGTCGAGGCGTTCCTTTTCCACGACAAGCGGACGAAGGACGACATCCTCGCGAGCCCCGAACTGGAGGACGCGGTTCTGCGCATCATCGAACTCAACTCATGAGCCTGCACACGATTTCACTCAACGGCGAAAGCCTGCTCCTTTTCCTTGCGCCCGTGGATTGGGCGGAAGGCGTCGCGATCACGCACCGGCTGGATGCCGAGGTGGAGGAGGGCCTGACGGGGCTGGAGTCGCGACGGCCCCGCTACGGTGCGCTGCGAATGGAAATGACCTTCACGGCGCTTGTGACGGGCGCAGATGTGGGCAAGCTCCGCGATGGGCTGCGCTCCGCCGCGCGGATGCGCGTGGCGGTGCCGATCTGGCCGGATTTGCTCGAATCAGGCACGGCTGCGGCGGGTATCTACACCGCGCCGAACGTCCTTCAGTGGAACATGGACACGGGGGCTTTCGCCGTGAACAAGGCAGCGGAGCTGCACCCGCTGCGGGCGCCGCTCCTCATCGGGCGGCTCTCCGACGAGCCGGAGCTGGAGGTGCTGGGTGGCGGGCTTGTTTCCGTGACGATGAAGGTCGTCGAGGACAGCCCTTACTCCGATCGCATCGGGCTCAACGCGCTTGAGGTCGGCGACGACTGGCCCGTGGATCTCATGCCGGACTGGAAGAAGAACGCGGCAGGCATCCAGCACCGCGCCGAGGCATCGCAAGTGGGCGAGGGGCGCGAGCGGCACGTGGAGGGCGTCGAGAGCCTCGTCCGCATGACGCAGCAGGCGAACTTCGTTCTCCCCGACGCGTCGCGCATCCGGCGGCTCCTCTCCTTCTACCGCGCCAGACGTGGACGCGCGGAGAGCTTCGTCATGCCGTTCATGTTGCAGGATGGAACGACGGCGATTCACCACGGGCGTTTCCGCTTCGCCAAGGACGGGCTGAAACTGACCTATGGCGCGCCTGGCGTGGCCGATGCGGCGGTGTCGTTCGTCGAAGCTCCGGACTTTGTCGGCGAGGAACAAGCGCGGGCGGCGACGGCTTACCTCTTCGAGTTCGTCTACGAGGTGCCGAGCCCCGTCATCTACCGCTACACCAATTACGAGAAGCCGCTCATCTACGCGGGCCACAGCTACGAGCCGCAGAAGATCGAGCACGGCAATCGCAAGCAGAGCACGAACCCCGCGAAGGACGAACTGACCGTGACCTGCGGTGAGTTCACGGACAGCCTCGGGCGCAGGAACCCCCTCTGGCAGCGCGTCGGCCACGGGCTGGAGCGGCGGCTGCTTTTGACCGTTTACGCCTGCAACCCTGCGGCACCGAATGACTCGGCAAGCGTCTACTGGCGTGGTAGTTGCGGCGAGGTGACGCCCACGGGGCGGCTCTGGAAAGCGAAGTGCGTGCCCTACGCCGGGCGGCTCGATTCGATGGCTCCGGCGACGATCTTGAAGTGCGGCTGCAACAACTTCTTTTGTGATAGGCTTTGCGATCCTTCGGGCGCGATCCGCGCCGCACTGACGACGACCGGGACGGTTTCCGGCGCGTCGGGCACGGTGCTCAAGATCGCGAGCCACAACCACCCTGACGGCTACTTTGCGGGCGGTTGGGTGGAAGTGGGCGAAGGCGACGCGCACGAGTTTCGGGCCATCCAGACGAGTCGGAAGACGACGACCGGCATCGAGCTAATCCTGCAACGACCGCTTCTGCGCGCTCACACGGGTGAAACGGCGACCTTCCTGCCCGATTGCGACGGGCAGCCGTCAAGGTGCAAAGCCTATGGCAACTACGCAAGGTTCCGAGGCTTCCCGTTCATCCCCGCCGACAACCCGACGCTGCCCGATTCCAGCGTGGACATGGATTATTCGAAGAAGTGAGTAGTTGACACCCCTGTCAGGCCATGAGCCTGCCTTTCTTTTCTTCCCCTGAACATATCGCCTCGCTCGATATGGCCGCCGTCGGCTGGCTTGGGACGCCGTTTCGCGCACACAATCGAGCACGCGGACCACGTGGCGGCGTCGATTGCGGGAACCTCATTCAGGAACTCATGCTGGAGGCGGGATTCCTTGCCCAGCGCCTCGATCTGCCGCACCCGCCGACGGACTACGGCCAGCACAATGCTTCGAGCCTCGTCTGCGACTTCCTCGAAACCCATCCGGCTCTCACCGGGCGCATCGCGAAGCTGACAGATCCCTGCGACCTCGCGAGCCCGCAGCCTGGCGACATCCTTGGCATCCGCGTGGGCCGCTGCGTGCATCACCTCTGTATTGCTCTCGACGGCGGACGCTTCGTGCAGGCGCTGAAGCCCCACGGAGTCACGATCCAGCCGCTCGCGGAAATCCGTAGCCGCATCGAGGACATATACCGCCTCATCGCGTAAATGCCGACCGACCTGCCAGTCGCCACGGAGGCACCCGTTGCCGAGCCGCTGCCCTTTGGCATCGACGGCAGTCGCACCTCGACGAACGAGAAGGGCATCGTCCTGCCGCACCTATGCGGGATGCGAAAGGTCGCGCTCAAATGGATTTCGCAAACGTGTAACTACTGGACCCGCAACATCAAGCAGAAGGTCGGCAAGGAGAAGAAGACCGTCGCGAAGGACGTTTTCTGCTCGATTGCGGGCGCGGTGTGCCTCGGGCCGATTGAGCGCGTCGAGGCGATCTATTACGGCGGCGACGCGATCTGGACGACAGGTTGCTCCTTCGGCGCGGGCGAGCATTCGCGAACGATCACGACCGAAAAGGGCACCTTCATCGTCTATCGCGGAACGGATTCGCAGCCCGTGGATTCGGTTCTGGCCGGGCAGGCGGCAGCATGGCCGAGCTACGAGAAAACGAGCTTCAGCGGCTGGTTTGCGGCGCTCCTTGCGAAGATCCGCGAACGCCTCTCCACGGCGGGCACGGTGGACGCCATCTGCCGCGACGAACACCCGCGCTATGCGGGCGTGTGCTACGTCGTCTGCAAGGACCTGTATTGCGGGCGCAATTCGCAGGCCGTGCCGAACATCGAAATCGCTGTAAGTCGCTCGCCGGTCGTCCCCTCGTGGCTTGCTATCGATGTCACCCGCACCGCAAACGGTTGCAATCCCGTGGCGATCATCGCGGAGATCCTCACGCGTCCGGAACTGGGCGTCGCGCTGACGCAGGACGAGATCGACACGGACGGGCTCGAATCCCTAGCCGCGAGCCTCGCGAAGGACAAGGCCCGCTACTACCTTTCGCCGCTCTTCGATGCGCAGGAGTCCGCAAGCAAGCTCATCGAGGGCATTCTTGCGCACTTCGACGGTTTTCAGGCGAGCCGCGAGGGCCGCTTTTCCCTCGGCTACTTCCCGAAGGACGGCGTCGAGCCCGCCGTGCGGACGCTTTCGATCCACGAAATGACCGAGCAGCCGACGATGACGCTGCCCGACTGGTCGAAGACTGCAAATCGCGTCGTCGTCAAGTTCCCGAGCCGCGCGAACGACTTCGAGAAGGACTCGGTTGACCGCAAGAGTAGCTACAACCTGCGCGTGCAGGGCCGTATCGTGACGAAGTCGCTGGAGGCGGACGCGATCATCGACGCGGATCAGGCGCTGCGCTACGCGGGCGAACAGGTCGAGCTGGCCGCCGCGCCGGAGGATAGCGGGCGCATCACGGTGCTGGCGCACAAGGCCCTGAACCTAGACGGCACACCGATGCAGCCCGGCGAGCGGTTCCGGCTCAATTACGCGCCGTGGGAGCTGGACATGATTTGCCGGATCACGGGCGTCAGTCAGAAGAGTTTGGGTGCCGTCGAAATCAACTTCGTGCGCGAACGCGGTCTCTACGCCGTGCCGTATGCGACGCCGACGGACCCCGTAACGGCGGTCGAAGCGGCTACTGCGGCAGGGATCGTGGACGCCCTCATCTTCGAGCTGACGGACGCGCTTTCCGGTGGCACCGGTGTGTGGGTTGGCATCCTCGCCGCGCAGCCAGCACCGAATGTCGGCGGCTTTGTCGCATGGTATTCAGCAAGTCCTGCGAGCGGTGCCTCGCGCACCTTCGACCAGATCGGCTCGTCCGAGTTCTGGGCGGCGAACGGCAGCGTGGCAACTGCGGTGGGCGCGGATGCATACGATGTGCGGATTGCCTTTCCGGGCGACATGGGCGACTTCGACGTGGAGAGCACGCAGGGGCAGGCGAACGACGCGCTGCTACTCCTTGTAGGCGACGAGCTCTTGAGCGTAGGCCAGTGGGAGGCCGTGCCGGACGAGCCGGGCATCTACCGGATGGAGGTCCTGCGTGGGCGGCGCGGCACGGAGGGGGCGATACACGCGGCGGGCGATGGCGCATGGCTCTTCTACCGCGAGCAGCTCCTGAAAGTGACGCACGGCGGCTTTGCGAGCGACTCAGCCCCGCAGTGGAAGCTCCAGTCGGTCAGCGTCGGGCAGGTGCAGCCGCTTGCGGACGCGCTGTGCTTGGGCGGTTTTCGCTTCCGCGATCGGACGGGTGATGCGGCCACGGCGTGGATCACGGCGAGCGACTTCAGCTTCCTTACAACCTACGGCGCCAGTGGCACTGCGACGACCTCGCCGGAGTCGATCGAAATGCTGTGTCACGTCGAGGCGATGCTGAACGCGGCCTACCTGTGGCAGAGATACGTCTCTGGCGCCTGGGTGAACGTCGCGGGTGCCACAGCTTCGACGCTCGTGGTTTATCCCGGCGGCGAAGGCCGTTACCGTTGCGTGGTGACTGCGGGCACACTCCGCATTGAGACCGATCCAGCCGACATTACCCGCACGACCGAGGCTCCCGGAGGCGAGACGCCCTTTGCCTGCGGCGGCCTCGTGATCAACGGCCAGCAGGTAGTCGGACCGCGTCAGCCTTCGGTGACGCTCGATGTCGAAGTGTCCTTGCCGGGCGTCGATGGAACGGACAGCAACGCTGCCTCCAGAGACGCCACCGAGGCCGCTCTGACGAGGCTACGCGACGCAATCCAGTCAATTCTCGACCGCCTTGGCCCGGATGGGCACGGGCTGATCGAGTAGGGCACTCGTTGACAGGCTTGCGTCTGCATGAAGCTCCATATCCTGCTACGAGTCGCCGTCACTATCACTGCTGTTCTCTGCCTCACCGGCTGCAACATCATCCCGAAGCAGGTCGAATACTTCCAAGACCGCGTTCAGCCGATGCCCGAGCGCACGACGCAAGCCGACGAGTCCCTGCGTCAGGCCGCGAGGCTCGCCGCCGATCGTGCCGCCGCCACAGAAAGGGCCGCGCTCTCGACCGACGCCGCACCGGAAGTCATCCAGCCTGCAAGCGACACAGCCATCCTGACAAGCGCGGTCTCCGCCCAAGTCGGCCCGCCTGCGAAGTCGTGGCAGGGCGACGTTCCCGCGCTCATCGCCCGCATGGACGCCCAAGAGGCAAACTACCGCCGCGAACTAGAATCCTACCGCGCCGAGGTGCGAGAGTTGGCGGGCAAGAAGATAGAGGGCACCGGCGCGATCCAAGTCGGCTACTTCACGCACCTCCTGATCCTCGACTCCATTATGGCCGTCGCGTGGCTCATCCTGCGCATCGTATCCATTACGAACTCCCCGGTTTCCGTTGGCCTCAAAACAATCGAAGGTGGCGGTAAGTTCCTAGGCCGCGCCTTCTCCGAACTCGTGGAAGCCGGGCAGGACTTCAAGGCCCGCCTAAAGCAACGCCTAGCCGACAACCCCGAGCTTTTGCAATCCATCCTGACCGACTTCAAAACCGCCCATCAGTCCAGCCAAAGCCGGGACACCCAGAAGGTCGTGGGGGAGGTGAAGGGGTAGGCGGAGTCATCGGCGGATCGCGGTGATGAAAGGGAAAGCAGGTTGAGATCGGGCTGTCATCGGACACCTTTGGAAGAGCATTCCTCTGGTTGTATTTCTTTGCTGTTCAGCTCCATGCATTCGATCCGCAATATTGTCCTTGCGCGTGTTCCTTTTGCAGTTACGGTAAAAGTACGATTTCACTGCCGTATCCTTGGGGGGTGACTTGCGCTCATCTCCCTCCGGTTTGCCTTACAATAAACTCCCTCGCTTCCTAAACAACAAATTGCTGTCTTGCAATGAGTAAGGCGGTGATTACTGGACGGAATCCGTGGGGAAAATAATCCCCATTTATGAAGACGATTCATCGTTGTCTGTTTTTTGCC